CCGCTTTAGGATTGTTTGAGGATTCCTTGAATATCAATCTCTTTACGCATTTGTACTCTTTGTAATCTCTGGTGATCTTGATTAGGTGCACTTCCCAAGTCTGTTGATCTTGCTCTTTAGCGTGTGTTGGTTGTGCAGCTGCAAGACAAAGCCCAAGGCATAACAACAACCTTAATGCCCCCCCATATCCCCCCCATTGGAGGAATGGCCGTTGATCAGGGCAGGCCAGAGGTTGCCCCTCTAACGGGCTACAACGCACAATCAGTGCGCCCTGCTGTTTATGCTCACGCAGTTGAGTTGGATGCAAGATGCTACACCCTACGACTTAGCCACAATAGGCAGGTTGGGCAATCTCGGTGTGTCGCTTCTAACCATTGTCCACATCCAGTGCATCGGCTGATTGTTTGATCCATCACTTGAACTCACCTTCCAAAGTGCGTGGTTTGCGTTTTAAGGCCTGTTCATCCATCGCTACTGTGACAAATAGGCAATCAAGGCATTGGATCATTGAGAGCCCCTCTGGCAGGTCGTAGCAGGTATAAGTGCTAAATGGTGCAGGGCCTTGGCACACGCCTCGGCACTTAAAGTATCGGATGCCATCAAGCATTGTTTGCTCCATAGGCACCGATCCTTTTGCCTCGCCTAATGTGTAGGAATCCAACCACCTTGGTTACTGTGTCATTGTTAGCAAACTCGGTAGTTGCAGGCAATCCATCAAAGTAATACCACGCTGGCATTGTGAGTTTGTTTAGGTTAAATGACCAAATGCCCTTGGGTGTTGAGCATATGTAGAGCGCAGTTTTGCCATTTGTCCAAGCCCGTTGAGTTATTGCGTGGTACTTGTCGCGCTCAATCATCAGTTCATCATAATGAGTTTGACGGCTTTTGAGTTCTATGTAAACCCCTAGCTGCTCACTCTCACAATCAAAGCGTGCAACCGGATCAGGGTTCATCAATAGATCAGGTATGTAACGGCTTTTTAGGTAAGTAAATAGTTGTAATTCATTCATTGCGATCTATCGCTCGGCACTTGGCGCACACAAATATCTGGTCACTCATAATGCCACCAGTTGTGAATTGGCGTGTGTTGCAGCCATCGCAGACTTCAGAATCGTGATCGCTTACGCCATTGCTGGTGAAGTGCAAGGCTGTTTTGTCAGGAAAGTACACTTCCAAGTCGCCCATTTACAATCACCTTCAACCCACAACAATCCCATTTAAAATGAAAAACTGGTTGCATAGATTTTCTGTAAAACATTTTAAACACCTCATTTGAACTTAACTGCTGGTCATCTAAAACTTCCATAGAAAAAGATTTGTTTTTGCATTTACATTTTGCAATTAATTTTCTAGCCACGCTTAACCCATTCCTTTCCATCCATACCCACTGGGGCGCATTGTTGGCTCTTAGGTGTTGCCTCGCAAAAATAACCCTCCCATTTCTTGCCCGCTGCACTGGTTCCACTCTTGTGTGCTCTAGTGCCGTGTTTGCAAGGGTGCGCACGCTCATTTGGCTCACGCTCAATCGGTGTGGCAATTGCACTTAATACTTGCATTGCCGTTGCCAAGTCTGGATCTGCTGGTTTGTTCCAAAGATCATCGTTTGGCACTGGATCACCAGCTGCAACCCTTTGCACCTTAGCCATTTCCTCACGGCTTGGGCGTTTGCCAATCTTGGCTTGGAATCCAGCGGTGGCCAACACTCGGCCAATCGCACTGGTGCAACCATTCTCAAGGGCAAAGTTAGCGTTCACACCGTGAGTTGCAATGATCTCTTGCGCGTAGTCAATGGCAATAATCGTGCCGTCATTACGATAGGCAGTGGCTTTGATAATAAAACACTTGCCATCGTTGAACACCAAATCGGTATCAATGCGACCTTCAGGATATTTCACCCAAAATAGGGCAATGCGCTCATCAACTGGTTGGTAATCATCTAGGTTAAATGCCATTAGATAGGTTCCAATCTTGCTTGGCTTTGGTGTACCCGATCGCACGGCCTCGTTTGTAACCTATGTGCTTGCCATCTCGGTGGCCTATTGCGTAGCCAAGAAGTACGCATCCAAAACAAATTGCTATGTACATTGCCACCATTACTGCAAATGCGGTGTTTGCTGCCATTTTCTAGTCCTTTCTAGTCCGGACTATCAGTGTGACACTAGGGGCAGACATTGCGCAACATCCACCCCTGCGTGTCGGGCTTTACTCTTTTGGTGCTCTACCGTATTTGTCATCATTTGTGCTCAAGGCACGCATAATGACCGGCAAAAGAGATGCCCAAAGTCCATTGGCTACCATTTTCCAATCCTCACCAGAAAACTCAATTGGTGATTTTCCTATTGTGGCCATCAAGGTCAATAGGATGGTTAGCAAAGCACGGATATAAGTTCCGCAAGCTGCTTTTATTTGTGCTGCCATTTACTGCTCCAATCCAAGCGCAGTGATGCGCTCTGTTGCCTGTTTAGGGGTCAGGCAAACTTCAAAATGCATTTCATCTTTACGGTTGCGATAAGTACCGCCCCACTTTAAGCCGTACTTGGCGCACAATTCAATAATTATTGCAGCCTTGCCCTCGGCAAAGGTATTTTCATCACCAAGTTTGTGCCGGTTTGCGTTCAGATCAATGGCCGTGCCACTGCTGTGGTTACTTAGGCGATCCTCACGACCGCGAACCATTCGGAAACAATAGCCCCAATCATCTAGTGCGCCTTTGTCAATCGGCTCAATTTTCTCATTAAACTCAGCTGCAAATGCCGCCAACAATGGGCCTGCCTTTTTAGCACATCTAATCTTTATGTCAGTGCCCTTAATCAAATATGACTTGATGCCAATCTCAGCAGGATCTTTGCTTGCTGGCCAACCGTTATCTGATTTGAGGGTTGTGGTCGGCATTGCTGCACTCCCATTGATAAGTGTCGGTGTTTAAGATTCTTTCAGGGTGACACTCTGGATCAGGTGCAATAAAGGCATCTGCATCGGCATCGTAGGTGTAGCCAATTCCCGCGTAGTTGTAGCGTATGCGCCCGTTGTAACTGGTACGCACCCATTGTTCGCCCGTTTCGGCAAGCATACGATCTGCAAAAGTATCCTCATCTGCATCGCAAGTAACAATCACTGTGGTAACAATTCCGTTTTCTATTTTTGCGTGATGAGCCATTAGAAGGTTATCGTTCCTGCGCTAGAGGCTGTAATTTGATACACCCGATAGCCTGAGCGCGTTGGCTGGGTATAAGTTAAATTAGTCAAAGTTGCTGCTTTGAAACTATCAGGATAAGCAATAATCACAATGCCAGAGCCACCGGAACCACCAGTGCCAAATCCGCCATTGTAACCAGATCCTCCACCACCGCTGCCAGTATTAATTGTGCCATTACCACCTGAACCTAAAGCTGCGTTACCGCCTCCGCCAGTACCACCCGCGCCCTGAGTTGCTGGGGCAGAAGTACGATAATCAACCGCTCCGCCTCCGCCACCTGCTCGAGTTGTTGCCGTTCCATTTATGGAACTTGATAAACCATTACCACCAGCACCGCCAACCGTAGAAGTAGCTGCTACACCCGCTGCACCTGCACCGCCGCCTCCGCCGGCTTGAGCGTAAGCATTGGCACCGCCACCGCCTCCACCTGCATTACCTTGCGTCGGACTTGCAGTTGCTGTTCCACCTGTTCCGGTATATGAACCTCCACCACCTGAACCACCAGTGCGCCCGTTACCCGTACCAGTTCCAGAAGTTCCACCACCGCCACCGCCGGTAGCAGTTATGGTGCTAAATGTTGAATTGCCACCATCTCCACCATAATTATTACCAGTTACACCTGCGCCAGAACCACCAATGGTTACTGATAATGCGACCCCACCTGTAACTGCAAAACTTGTGGAAGTTAAATAACCACCAGCACCGCCACCGCCACCTGCACCTGAGTTCGCTGCTCCGCCTCCACCAGCAATGACCAAATACTCAACTGTTGATGGACTTCCTGGTAATGGTGGACCTGTGATTGCAGAAACGATGTTGCCGATCATTATGCAACTGCTCCAACAACTGTCCAAGTATCTGTGCCAGTTTTAATGCACACCGCTGCTTTATATTGCGCAACGGTAGGACTCGCACTTGTTGCACCGGCACTGGTCACTGTAGTTGTGCCTGCTGTTACGGCATTGATTGTAAGCAATCCTGCACCAGTGTTTAAGATCGTAATTGCAGTGCCGGTTGGAAAGGCTGTTACCGCATTTGTTGGAATGCTTACGGTCTTGGTTGATGCATTAGAGGTAATAACAAGTGCCTGATATTGATCAGTGCTTGCAAGTGTGTAAGTCGCACCAGATTGAGTGTTAATTGTGTAGGACACTAGCCCGTTAAACATTGCAGCACTAAGCACATCACCTGTTGCTGCTGGAAATCCTGTTGCCATCTATTGCTCCTTTGTGGTTAGTATGATAGTACCGAAGTGCCTAAAATCCCGTATTGACTTGACCCAATAATGAATGCGTCAATGATCGGTTCAAGAGTTGTAAAGGTTGTAACCCAAGTGTTTGGCGTAACCGCGTGAGATACCCCAAAGATCTGCAAGGTTTTGTCCAGAGTGCTGGTTCCCGTAGCTGCTGGTTGTGTGCTCTTTACTGTGATTGGGTCAAAGTAATCCAACTCCAATGCAGCTGTGACACCGGCCGTGCTGGTTGTGTTTAGATCAATGCTCAACATATCTGTGCGCACCGCGGTTGCTTGCCTAGATGCAATATAAGCCCTGACATAATCCAAGGCCACTGCATCGGTTTGCATAATCAAATCAGTACGATTGTAAGAGTGTTTGAAGTAAAGGGCGATAGATGCTGCATTTTCGGCGGTTTGGGCTGTGCCACCAATTCGCGTAACGCTTCCAGAGTTGTAAACCAAATCATCATTAAATAAGAACTTAACCTGTGAATAAGGGATTGCGGTGCCATCATCAGCAAACACCGTTGGGGTGGCACCAATACTTGATGCAGTGAACGCTCTATCTTGAAAAACCATATTGCCAGAGGCATCAATGTAAATGCTTCCATATTCTGAATCCGTGCATTGTTGTAATTTTGCAAGGGCTGTTGCGCTAGTTGTGGGATTTGCTTGCACCGTGGTTTGCCCTGCATCAATATCGCGCATTGAGGCTGGCCAAGAAATGCTGTCCAAAATCTGCCCAATTCGCGTGCCACTCAAATCTCCGGCTGACGAGCCTGCAACGGTTGTAAGCGTGGCAAGGTTGGCAAGTCTAAATCCATCTACGGCTGTGATTGTGGTTGTGCTTACAACCCCAACATCACGGCTTTGCTGGTAATTAAATCCTGTGGTGTAACCGGCAAACATTGCCCAAACAATCCCAGTGGCAGGATCTGTGGCAGTGATGGTGATCTTTCGCAAAGGTTGAATTAGGCCGTAGTAAGGGCTGGCCGTGTTTTCGGGGTTAAATGCACCTTCTTGATCTGCAATCACAACACTGCAAGTACCGGTCTGAAATACATCG